TGAATCTCAATGTATCATCAGCTAAATGGATTGTGTCTGTGCCAGAATCACCAGAGATTGACAAGTCTGTTGAAATACTGGTGTTTGCGATGGCCATAACACGGCCGTTTGCAGCAACAGTAACAACTGGAATATTTGTTACACCACCATATACACCAGCAGTTAGACCAGTAACTGCGTTAAGTGATGCACTCAATGTGGCATTTGCAGTACCATTAAACAACTGTGCAGATGCAGTAATGTCGCCACCAGAAACATCAATATATCTGTCTGTTTCAAATTGTGTGGCAGCGTTTGCAGTACCATCAATATTTGCAGTAATGCTTGTTGCAGTAACATGACCCAATGCAACATTACCATTTGAATCACGGCGAACAATCGTTCCACCTGTGTTTAAATTGGTAGCAGCATCAATCTGAGAAGTGTAGTATTGACCACCAACATTAACAACACCATTTCCGTCTGGAGAACCAATGAATATTGTATTTGAAAGGTAGGAATACGCCAGTTCACCAGCTTGTAAGCTTACTGGACGCCCTACCGTGGTGGAACGTTTAATTAAAATTGAGGTATTCGCCATTCTTATTATCCTTGTTGTTGTGTTGGATTAATCCTATTATCTATTTATGAAAACTCGCCGCCGTCAATTACACTTACCGCATTAGCGATATAATCTGGTCCACCAATGCTTATAATGTTGTTGGACCACAATTGTGTTTCTACATTTAGTGTTGTACTACCAATAAAAAGAGTGTTCGACAGAAATGAGTATGCCAATTCACCATCAGCTAGGTTAGCTGGTGCTGTATTAGCATATGAACGCAGTATCTGTATCGTTGTATTTGACATAATTTAAAATGTTCCTGCGTCCGCACCTGTAAATGCCAAGTAAGTTATTGAATTTGCCACTGCGGCTTGGATTGCTTCCGGTGGAATTTCACCACCAACTGTTTGAACCGGTGCAAACCCACCAACTGGTGACACCACAATTGCAATTGGATTTGGATTTGCTGCCGTTGGAGCAGCAGCAAAAGAAATTGCACCAGTTGTTGATTCAGATTTAATAACTGTTCCATCCAAGTCAATCGTGTTTCCACTTAGGTAAAGACTTCGGAATTTTTTAGTTCTTGAACCTAGGTCATAAGTTCTGGATTCGGTTGGAATTAAATGTCCATGGACTGGAGTATCTGTTCCAAGACCTTTAGCACTAAATGTTTTTGTGTCGGCATTATAAACAATCACATCACCAGTGTTTGCACCAGTGAGTGACATGTCGGTTAAACTTCTAAGTGTTTTTGTTCCGTAAGAAAGTGTTTGAACTCTTGTTCTTTGACCTTCAACTCTAACTTTTATTGTTGCAGGTTGTCTGACTGTTACTGTTGGCATATGATTTCCTTAAAATACAGTAACTTGAGGTAAAACGTTCACAATTCCTTCTAAAACCCTCGAAACGGTGTTTGAAGAATCTTTAATCAAAACATCATATACATATCTTCCTGCTGGAATGTTGGCTGTATTTGCATAAGGTAATGATAAAATCAGAATACCTTCCGTAGGATCATTAATGGTTATAACAAATTCAGCGGTTGTGCTGCTAGAATAATATGATTTTTTCATAACAGCTTTAACATCACAATCAACCAATTGGAATGGAGAACCATCGGCCTCATCTAGTGCTACTGATGTGTTGAAGTTTGAACCTTGTTCTAAAAATAATTCTTGATAACCTGCTGGCATTTTTAACCCTTTTAAAGGTATTTATGTTGTTATGCGGTTCTCATCCAAGCATACAATGGATCTATATCTGGAGTGAAACTTGTATTTGCAACTGCTGTCCATGTTCCGAAACCCAACAATGTGCTTGGGTTTGCAGGGTCCAATCCATTCATATAAATTGAACCAATAGGATATGCAGCTGCCAAAGTTGTTAACATTGGTGTTATGGTTGGTTTATCTGCCAAATCAACATATGAACCTGATGTAGCTACAGCAGCCAGTCCAGCAACCGCAGAAGCATTAATTGCAATTGCAATATTATTTGCTGATACTAATCTTCCTCTGTTATCAACCGTGAATCGTGTTGCGTGTGATGCGGAACCATATGAACCAGCATTCACACCAGTGATTGTCAATCGTGCGGATGGTAAGAAACCTGTTGTGATGTTTGCTGCATCGGTTGTATCTGTTGTAGCTGATGTTGCTAATCCTGTCACTTTATTTGATGGTATTTGAATTTCCACATTCGCTGCGGAAGTTATTCTTCCGTAAGCATCAACCGCAAATCTACTGTATGATGTTCCATCACTTTTACCATATGTTCCCACAGTAACTGCTGTCTCAGGAAGTCTAGCATCATCCAAAACACCCGATGTAATGTTATCTGCATTTGTGGTATCAGTTGTTGCTGAAGTGGCAAATGTTGGATAACCAGTAATTTGTGATGTGGAAATTTGTATTGCCACATTGGTTGCACTTTTAATTCTTCCTTTTGCATCAACAACAATTTGAATTGTTGTTGATGCCGAACCTCTATATGTGGAAGCTACCAAAGAACTTTGGTCTGGCAACCTAGCATCATCAAATGTTCCTGATGTAACTTGACTTGTTGAAACTGCAACGGGAGATTGTGTGGCGGATGTAACTCTACCTTGAGCATCAATCGTTACGATTGGTATTTGTGATGTTGTTCCATAAGTTCCAGCCGTAACCGCAGTGTTGGCCAATACTGATGGTGTTATCTTAGTTGTCATTTAATCTGTCCTTTTAATACTTCGATTTCGTCTTTTAGTTCTTTGATAGCTTCAATCAAAACACCAACAATATTTCCGTAAGAAACAGACATGAACTGGTCATCTCCAGGATGTTGCATAACAACTTCAGGAAGTATCTCTTTAATTTCTTGTGCAATCACACCAACATTAGGTTCACCTGTGTCGATTCTTTCATATCTAACACCACGCATCTTGGATACCATATCCAATGCATTTTCGATGGTATTAATATTTGTTTTCAATCTCTTATCTGAGTAAGCAGTTATGTTGCCTGCAGCAGTTAGGTTTCCAGACATATCCAATTGGAATCTATTGGCTGAAGCGGACCAACCACCAATACGGAACACGTTGTCATTATCTAGACCCATGTTAATGGCATATGCACCTGGTCTATGGAAAGACATAGTTGCATGGTTTGTTCCTATAGCACCACCATCACCATAAACTTGTAGAGTTCCTCCTGGTCCACCTGTCGCAGTAGAACCCTGTGACCTATGATATCTTGTTCCTGTAATTGTATAGGTGTCAGAAGTATTTGTAACTGTTGAACCGTTAACTTCCAATGATTGTCCTGGCATTACATATTTTGAACCATCATTATACAAATATCTATTACCGGAACTGTTCAAGTATAATACACCTGTGCTACCACCACTTCTGTATGCTGTAATGTCACCATTTGTGGCCAATGAAGCAGCACCTGTTCCCGAAACGGTAACACCACCAGTGAATGTTGCGCCTGAGGTGTATGCTATACCAGATGGTAATCTTGCAGCAGCTAATGTTCCAGATCCAATGTTTGTAGCATTAGTTGTATCTGTTGTAGCTGATGCTGCTAAATTCGGGAAGTCACTGATTTGGGATTTGGTGATGTTGATTTGAACTTCTTCAGCGGCAGTAACTATACCTTTTGCACTGACTGTAACTTTGGCAACCTTGTTGGCGCCACCGTATGCTTGTGCGGTTAATCCAGATTGGTCCGCCAATCGAGCAGCAGCTAATGTTCCAGATCCAATGTTTGTAGCATTAGTTGTATCTGTTGTAGCTGATGCTGCTAATGATGGGAAGTCACTGATTTGAGATTTAGTAATAGATATGGTGTTATTACTAATAGATGTGACTAAACCTTTTGCATCTACAACTACTGTTACTGTTTTGTTTGTTGCACCATAAGAACCTGCGGTAGCACCACTGTCCACAAGATTTGTATTAACAGGACCTGAAATCTTTGTGTTCGCAATACTTGTGATCCAACTTGGATTTGAATATGATTGATTTGTATATACACCATTCAACACAGAGTCAGCACGACCTGATATACTATGTGCAAATGTGTAACCAGAGTTTGCCAAATCATTGACATATTTTGTTGTTGCAAATGCAGTGTTTCCACCAGATGGTGTGTTGATTGCTAGCGTGATACCTTCAACGATTCCTGTGAATGTTCCACCAATTTTTGGCATCTTTCTTGATTCCAAATTGTCGATGGCATCCTGTATCGTTGAACCAACAATATCTCCGGCCGCAGGACCATACACAATGTTGTTTGCAAAGTATTCATACACTGCATAACCATCAACTTCAATCAGAATCTTATCGCCAGTTACTGGAGCTGAATTGAACCAGATGATTGAGTTGGATGTAAATGCATTGTATTCAGATTCTAATTGACGAACACCATTAATGTATGCACGAAGTTGTGTGCCTGTGCTAAATGTTGGTGTAGTAAATTTTGTATTGCTACTGTCACCTGTGTATGATAAACGAGAAGAAGTGATTCTGGATCCAGGTTGTGTTCCACCGCCACCACCTGAACCTCCTGTCACCCAAGAATAACTTCCATTACCGTCAGTTGACAATACTTTACCTGCTGTGGATGAACCACTTCCAGCAGCTGCTGAAATTGCTAGGTCAAACAATGACGCATGTGATGTTGTTCCTGTTCCACCATTACCTACAGCCAAAGGACTTGTTAGTGATAACGATGCAAATGTTGGTGAAGCAGAAGTTCTTAAATCTTGTGGTGTGCTAATGGATAATGTATTACCTGTTGAGTTGTCATTGGTTGCCCAAATAACAACACCATTATTACTCTTTAGTGTCACACCAGCATTGCTTGCAGATACAGAACCAGAAGTTCCTCTGATTGTTGCAACAACAGTATTTGCTTTGTCGAATGCCGCATTTGCCTGACTGAAGGCTGGTGCCACCTGAGGTGCCACATTATTTGCGGATTCATATGCAGCATTAGCATGAGCAAACGCTGAATTGGCAAAAGATGCCGTTGTATTTTGTGCGGCATATGATGAGTTGGCTCTTCTGTATGCACCATTGGCATAGCTATCAGAAGAAGAAATTCTTGACTGTAAGAAAGTGTTTGCAGATTGAATGTTGTCATTCAAAGTATTTGCTGCAGCACTTGAAGCAACATAAGCCGAATCGGTTGAGGTGATAGAATCACTCAAATATTCATCTGTAAGTAATCTGTAATAGTTGGAGTCTGTGACATTTAGAACATCAAATTGTTCAGATGCTTCATTCCATCTCAACTCAGCATTAGCTCCATCAGTTCCTCTGTTGACCACAATAGAACTAATCTGTGCGCCAGCTGAACCAGCATTCAATGTGAAAGTATTTGAGTTGTATACCGTGTCACCATTGATTACAAAGTTTCCATCAACAGACAATTGGTCCAAGACTTGAATACTATCAACAAACATTGTAGCATCGTTGGCCGTGATTTGTTGTGTGACAGACAATACTGCTGTGTTAACTGAGGAATTTGCCTGAACTCTATTAGTATAGGTGTTTCCTGTTACACTAATAACCGCAGCATTAACACCAGTATTAGCTTGTATATTTTTTGAATATGTGATTGTCGCAACACTAACTATATCTGTGTTTACGGAAGTGTTGGCTTGAACCCTATCAATCAATGCACGTTCTGTTACAGAGAGTGTTTGTGTATTGGCAAAAGTGTTTGCCTGTAAACTACCTGTAAAGGTTTTGTTTGTAACGGCAAGTGCCGCAGTTGTTGTTTGTGTATTGGCAACAACATATTTTGAGTAGGTTGTTCCAGTGATGGAAGCATTCGCTGTATTTACAGATGAATTTGCTTGTAAGTTTCTTGTAAGTGTTGTTCCTTCAACATCAACAGCAGCTGCATACACTTTTAAGTTGGCAGTCAAGTAATCACCAAACATTTCAACACTGTATACTGTTGGTGAAGTTACATTTGATACAGCAAAGAACGAGGTTGAGTTTGTATTTCCGACAGTAAGACTATTATTTTGTATGTATACTGTGTTTGAGAATACAACATCACTAAACGATGTATTTGATGCATAAACATCGTAAGCAAATACATTACCTGTAACATACATGTTTTCACTAACATATGCATTTGCTGTAACATATGCTGTTGGTGTGGACAATTCTGTGTTAGCAATTAATATATCCGTGTATGTTGTTCCAGTAATGGAAGCGTTGGCTGTGTTTACAGATGAGTTTGCTTGTAAGAATTTGGTGTAAGTTGTTCCAACAATGGAAGCATTGGATGTATTAACACTTGAGTTAGCTTGCAAGGAGTTTCCATACATTCCAGTTGTAACCGAAATGGTGGTGGAATTCATACCTGTGTTTGCTTGTAATTCACTTGTTACGATTCTTGTGTTGGCTTGAATACGACTTGTGTAAACATCACTGTTGGCAGTTAAGATGCCTGTCACAATCTGGTTGTTGGATTGTAGTTTACTTGTGTAAGTTGTTCCTGTAACAGATAGTGTTGCTGTGTTTACTTTGGTTCTGGCTTCCAAAACATCCAAGTCCAAGTTGCCACCAACATAAAGGTCACCATCAACCTTTGCATCATGGTCTACTTGTAGGCCGTAACCAGTTCCATCAACATGCAATACATTACCAACAATTACATTACCTGTTGCAACAACACTTGTGCCTGTATTTGTAAAAAGACCTTGTCTCTGAACGGTTAAATCTTTTTCGATTAGTGCTGAAGAACCTGGACCAGAAACCGATAGGGTTTTTTGGACTACCACATTACCATTTGACTGTAATGCTGTTAACGTTCCTTCGGAAAGATAAATTGTTCCGGAATCTTTTGTGTAATTGTCGGAAGCCAATATATTGTTTTCAGCAATCAGTGCGTCCGTTGCTGCCAACCAATGGCCGAATGTGTTGGCATACGTTAATGTAGTAATTGTATTAGCCATTTGAGCCTTTTTCTAATAGTTTTCTTAACAAATCTTTGATATCAGACATGTCTTGTTTTAGTTCTGTGATATCGGTCTTTACTTTATTTATTTCTTGTTTCTGGAGTTCCATACCACGGCGCTTGGCCAAATATTCGTCCAGTCCACCTTTGTCTTGGTTTATAATGGCACCACTTCTGGTATCTCTTACCAGTTTGGTGCCTTTAACTTTCAAGATTTGATTCATAATTAGAATGTTGTGTTAATATTTTGTGGTAATGCAATACATCTCATGTCGGTCAAGAATGGAACAAGAGTTTTGTCTGTTGTTGTAATAACAATCTTGATTGCAAACTGACTGAAGTTGTCATATGTTTGTCCATTATTACCTTCATATGTAACATAACCTTGTTCTTTTCCATTTGTTCCAGGAGCAAATGTATATTCACGAATGTCATCCCTAGATTGTGAATAAGAACCGTCTGAGCTGTTGGTCTTGGTCATTAATTGCCATGCACCATCGTCAAACTGTTGTGTGTCATATCTATTCAAGATTTTGTAATAAACATTAATATCTGTTCCAACTGGACGATATGCAGACAGATACACATTCAAATCTCCGGAATCAAATCCAGAATCCAAAACAACTTTCTTAGTTAGGTATCTTGCAGCTGCAGGTCCACCTTTTGTGGATGTTTCACCAACAACAACAGCTGTTGCGCCTGTTCCTGGAGTATTGTTTGCATCAACAATTGTTACGGTTGGTGTTTCAATGTATCCTGCACCAGGAATGGTCACATATACAGCATCAACAACTCCGTTGACAACATTTGCTACACCATAAGCCTGTTCTCCATTTTTACCTGTAGGTGCAGAGAAACTAACTGATGTGCAAGAAGCATTATAACCACTACCACTATCAGTAACGGTGATTAAATTGTTGGATAGAGGACAGTTATTGATATCATATTGAATAGCAAAAACGGATGTTCCCGCATCGGACATGATAGGTGTTACTGCATCATCTGTCGATTCAAGGTATGCATACATTGAGAATGATGTTGTGGAGTTTGCCACGAACTTTCTCTCACCTTTGTTATCATTCAAGTAGACATGGTCATACATTGTTGTTCCATATTTACCTGGATTTACACTCATTTCAGATGTTTCATTACCACTTTGTAATGTTGTTGTATAAGTGTAACTAATCTTTGAACCAGATGGGACAAAATCGGTTGTTGTTAGATTTAATGCATCAACCAATAGGTCACTATTAGAAGTGGTTCCAATATTGTCCGTTAAGTTGTTTGCGTTTGAGTAGTAATCAACAGAACTTTCCAAAAGAGTTCTTTGTGGCATCTTTTTAGGAACAACCAATCTGATAGAAGGAGTTTTTGTTGTATCAAACTTGCAACGTTCGATTGTGAACATCAAACTTTGGTTTTGGTCTACTGTCCATGTCTGTGCATTTTGGGACAAGAACAGACCACCAACATATGGAGCTCCAGAAATCTTTGTGATTGAACTTGGATATGGATCTGAAACCAAATTCTTAACAGAAGATGCATATGCAGTGTCACCATTAGATGCGGAATACATTGTGTATTCATTAGAAGATGACTTCAAGATGAAGGCATACAATTTTTCTGGTTGAATGTATACAGGCACATCAAATTTGAATTCTGTGTATGCATTTTCATCCAAGTATTGTGGAGAATCAGAAGTTTTAACTTTGTATGCTGGTAGTTTTACGATAGAATGGTCTAATGTTTTGCCGTCTGGATAACCATTCAATGTTCCAACAATAGACAATGTTATTGGTGCGGTATCTTTAACTGGTTTAGTTTTGAAGAAAATTCTGATAGAAGATAAGAACACACCATTTGGATAGTTATCTCTTTCAATGATAAATGTTTGTGCAACAGGATCATATGGTGAATACCATATTGATTGACTGAATTTAGTTGCAACAGACTTTGATACCAAAGATTGTTTCTTTGTTTGTGTGAAGGTGTCTTTTGCACCAGCAGGTGATGCACCAAAATCAATGTTTTGTTTATTGACTTGTAGACCGGATGCATAGAATGTTCCTTCTGCAAATGTTGTTACAGTGGATTCATTCAAACCATTTTCACGATTATCTAAACGGAACACTCTAGTTCCTGTTTGGAATGTGTTTGCTGGTATAGTGAAGATTGCAAAGAAACTACCTTCTTCATTAGACATTAATGGTCCAATTGAATAGATATCTCCTTCAGAACATGTTATAGCACCATCTAATGTGGCAACTTTAGTTGTTCCATTGTATGTGTCGATGATTGCCGATTGTCCTGCACCATCACCTGAAGTGATGAACAATTTTTTACCAACATAGTATGAATCTGTTGCTGATGCCAAATCAGATAGTGTTACTGATGTTGAACTGTTTACAGATTGAACCAAACCACCTGAGTGTACTGTGCTTGACACTGTTCCTTGGGCAGTTGTTGAAGTGAACACACCATCTTCATCGAAGTAAGCATTTCTCAATGGAAGAGAATTATTATATGTGGTGGCTTTACCGTCAGCTGCAACATACAATCTAACATTGTCTGAATCTGGATATTCATAGATTCCAATAATGACACCTGTAGGAGTAAATGTTCCTGAGGTGTAGTAACCAACAATATCACCTTCAATAAATGTTCCGGATGTGTTTGTTAATTCAATTTCATTGGTTTTTCTAACATACTTATCAACTGATACTGAATCGAAGAAAGAATATAACTGTGTTTGATACAATAAACCAGTGGCCTTAATTGCACTTTCTTGTTTTCTGATGTATGGTAAAATACTAATGTCATTAATGTATCCATTGTTCAATGAATATGTATTGTCTAATTGACTATATTTACCAATAACGTCTGTTCCGGATTGGAAGGTAGTGTTTTTATATGTTGATGTTACAGTTGTGTCCGTAATATGTTCTGTGTAACCAACCTGTGTTCCGTATGGTCCATTAAATCTACCATGGTTTTCATGGTCAACATTATAAGAACTGGTGCTGGAAGTTTGACTTATTAATTCTGTTGTTCCACCAACAGTTTGCCAGTCACCTGAAAGTAAAGTGTTTAGTGTATCTGAACTTTGCCATATGTGCAAATCTGGATCCACAATCAATAGTGATGGTGAGTAAGTTGTATCAACCCAGTTGTCAACGTTTGGTGATAGTGACAACAGGCCTTTTGAATTTGTTACCGAAAATGGATTAACGTTGACACTTCTACTTGCCAATTTTTGTGCAACCAAATTGGTTGTTACATATGGCAAGGTGAAAAAGTTGTTAGAACCATCAGAACCTTTTGCAAAATTTTGTGACAGAATTGATGCATCATCTGTCTTATTCATACTGTAAATCAAAGACAAGCTCTTAAGAGGGAAGTTCTTAACATCTTGTTTTGCTGTTAATTGTTTTGTTCTGCGGTTGATTGATGCGTTGAAATCTGTTACACCTGTTTCTGATGCGGCAAAACTGGAGAAATCATCAACCATAATACCGTTTTTGAATCTATTTAAACCATATGCATCAGAAATTTGTAATGCATTTGCGTTTTGTTCCAATGCACTCAAAGCGGTATAGTATTCAACACGATTAATTCTGCTGTCCAGACCAGCAATATCTGCCATTGTGTAACGGCGGTGTTGTGTTGCTTCTATGGACAAATCTGACAAACCAGAAGTCAGTTCTGTTGGAACATAACCTGTATATGGTTTGTGTGTAATATTTGCCAACACCAATGACTTATCTGGTTCATTTGGTGGTGCTGGGTTTATAGATGGAGAACCTTCCACAATTTCAATTGACTTGTCTTTTGTTATAATCAACTTGTCTTTACGACCAAGGTAGTAAGAATAGTCACATACAAATGTGGACAAATCTGCTGGTTGCAATGAACCTATTCTTGTGGATGCAGGGTTTGAATAACGATAAACAAATTGTGTCTGTGCATTAAGTCTTGCTGGTCTAAAATCCAAACAATCTCTTAGTGCATATGACGCTCCGTGTTTTGCAATGTAAACGGGAATTTCTCTATAATCTTCTGGTGAAGATGAGTTATCAATGTATGACATTTTACTAAAGTAACCATCACCACCCGCATGTTTATAGTAGTCTAAGATTACAAGGATGTTACCCAATGGCTTAGCTGCACCAGGTCTTAATGTGATGCTTGCATGGTCATAGTAATTGTCTCTTTGACCATTGTTAAATGTGTAACGGTTTGTAACATCATATGAACTGTCAGTCAACATTGCTGTTGTCGGCATCACATCACTATCTTTTGTGTCAATAATTTTGAGGATTCTTTTCACATCGGAAAGATATAATGTTTGTGCGCCACTAGACAACACACCCGCAGCTTTAATGTATACATGACCTTTAGAGTCTGCTGAATCATCAACGAATGTGTTGGTAGCAACTGTTGTCATGTATGCGGAAGAATTGGAACTTACAACAGAAGTGTTTCCTTGAACAAGGTTTTTAATTTTCAACACATGACTTGTGTTTGTTCCATCTGTTACAAAAACTTTTGCAATGATTGTTGCGGTAAAAGCGGTCAAATCGGATGTTGCTGTGCTGAAATTGGCAACTGAACCATCACCATTTATAACAACACTTCTTCCGTTGATTGTCCATGGAACAACTTGACCATTTGTTAAACCACTATTTGATTGTCTATCAGTAACAATAATAGTGAAACATTGTTCTACAACATCACCAGACAATGTTGTTCCTTCGTTACCCAAATGTTTAATAACACCAGCATAACTTCCGGTGAAGTCGATTGATGCTGTGATTGTGCCACCAGAAACGTTGAAGTTCACACCCTTTAATTCTTGGTATGTTGTATATGATGGTGAAGTGATTGTTGAAACATATGGATTCCCAATCGGATAAATCATTTCTGGCACATTAGGATTGAAAAACTCTGTATCACCTGAGGCAATATTTCCTATTTTGCCAGTATCGTCAATCTCTGCACTGGCATATACTGTTTTTGGATATGTTGTGCCAGTATAAACCATTGATTCAATATCTGGTGTGTTGAATGCCAATACAAATATTGATGTTGAATCTGGAACAACACTCCATGGTTGTGTCAATGTTCCGGTGCGGGTATCACCATCCCAAGATGCAATTGTTCTAATTTCACCTGCGTTAGTGCCTTTAGTGATTTTAATATCCACACCATCGTAAGCACCATCAACACTAGATGTTTTACCATTAACGAAAGGTAATGTTATTGTTGTAGATGTTGCACTTATTACGTTTGCTGATATGGATTGTTGTTCAACATCATACACATGTGCTTTAAATACATATGTGCTAGAATCTTCAGCATCAGGACTAGAATCAAATCCAAGTCCACGAATATATGCTCTAGCAACTAAAGTGGAATTGTATGTTGTTGAATTTGCTTTGTTGATATCTGTATTTGCAACGCAATGGAAATCAACTGTGTTTGCGGTTGTTACTGGGAAGGTGTATGTTCCTGAACCTGCAACATTACTTACCAAGAAATAACTTCCGAAATCAATGAATGACGGTTCGTTGTTTTGTGATGCAGTTGTTCTTGCACGATTTGAAGTTAATGGAAGTGGAGATGGATTCTCAACACGATAACCGTGAACATAAGCCAAACCTGTTCCAACACTTAAAACATATTTGTCTGTATCAGTTTCGTGTGCTTTTGGTGTGAATTTGAAATCACTTACAATGTAATCACCATTAGTTTCATAATCACGCTTGGCAAAATAGTCATCAATGGTTGCGTAAATCGAACCATCAACCATTTTGTAAACATTGCCTTCTTCTATACGAACCAATTCAATGAACAAAGCGTCATCACCAAAATATAATGGTCTGTGTGATAGTTGTAGGCTGATTACATAACGGTCGGCACCAGGTGCTTGATAGTTGGATGCACCAACCGCAGGATCCAATAAAGAATTGTCGGTTGCATAATCATAAATTGTTTCGGTTATATCCAAACCAACACGCTTTGATGGTGTGCTTGAGTATTTGTCTAAGATAATGGTTGTTGGATTAACTTGAACAAAGTTACCTAAAACATAAAACACACCTTGTGAAATTGAAACCAAGGATGTTCCACCAGTTGCCGCTGTAGGCATGGCTTGACATGTCAGATTAGAATCTGCATCATAGATTACATCGTTGTCCGAAAAATGTGTTCCTGTTTTGTATGTAACATATAATGTTGCTGGATCACCTTCACCGGCAATTCCTGTGGCCACAGATGTTGTCAAAACACGAGCAACAACCGATCCATCAGCATTTCTAATCAGTTTATCCTGGAATTGTTCAACATCAATTGTAATTCCATTAAATTCAGATTGAATCTTTATGTAACTTGCATTGAAGTTTGTGGTCACCTGACCACCAGATACAGGAGAGTTTTGCTTAAAGATGTTGTCCGCAAAACTTGTGATTTGATTTTGTAATATTGTTTGTGCTTGCGTTAATTCTCTGGCCTGCACAGCAACACCAGGTTTAAACAATATGCGGTGGAAGTTTTTTGTTCCATCGAAATCGTCATAGTATGGATCAACGTTAAAATTTAAAGCCATTTTTTTCCCTTAGAATCCTAATACGAATCTGAATTGTTCTATACCATCGTCACTTCTTTGAACACCAGTTCTATTCTCAACATAAATTAGATAACCCGAATTGACTGCAAAATTTGGAGTGTTGTGTGACAATAATGTTCTTGTTGTCGTTGACGATTGACCAAATATTGGACTGTTATTTGATGGAGTTCCTGATGTATTTATGAGCCTAATCATATTGGAATCAGACTCAAAGTTTAAAACAGTTCCATAAAATGTTGGGCTTGTTTCTGAACCCTGAAATACAAATTCATCTGGGGTAAAGCCTGCGTCAGAACCAGGAGCAACAATAATGTTTGTAGTCGTGCTGTATATTGCACCATTAGCAGGATTTGGACTATATTGTTTTGTTGTTGGGTTCATCAAAATACCAACTTGGTGATAGTCGATGTTTGTTGGAACAATACCATTTTCATCACCATCAAATTCACAAGTTAACATGATGTGTTCACAACCCAACTCTGAAATGGAGTCGAAACCGTGGCCACCAACTGGTGAGGTTGCCCAATGCAACACAGCATTACCACCTATAGCGGATGTAACTGTGACATTTGCATAGGTATAATTGCTACCTGGATTGACCACAATAATATCTCTAATTGAACCACCATCAGCTAAACTTTCCACATTAGCTGCAGCGGTAGCACCTGTGCCGTCACCGGTAATTGTTATGTAGACCACAGCATTTACAGTATCATATCCGTTACCACCGTTCACCACATTGATTGCATCAATACTACCCGCACCTGCGCTAGTAATTAATGGGTTTGGTGTGTTGGATCCAATTTGGACTGGCATCCATTCTCTGTCCATGAATTTCAGTTTTAAACCGGTGTCGATTGTATACATAAATTTCCATTTGTAACCATCATCACCTTGGAAAATTTTATTGGCTGAATATGTTCCTGGTTCAAAATAAGGTTCTCTTGTTGAACCACTTCCGTTATTGTTCCACAAACATTTAAACACTTGGTCATATTTGTTCTTAACATAGAATTTTTTCGTTAAGAAACTGTTGGCGTCTTTCTCCAACATGTCCACATCATCTTGATAATAATCATAGACTGTATCTTCTGTCCAATCAACACGTTCTATAACTGGACAAATATCACTAGTCTTTATTTGTTTTGCAACAAACATATTTTTTTGTATTTGTTTCAATGATTTCACATCGGATGTTGGCGTGGCCGGATCATTTTCATCCGTCCATGGTGTAGGTTTTGCTAGAAAACAATAATATGTGTGCAGAGGAATATCAATTGCTGGTGGAACAACAGACACAGGTGCGTAGTAAAGAAGGTCGATGAACGACAACTTCGAACTATTTGTGAGTATATTTTTATTTGCCATGATTTATTTATTATGCATTTACAGAAACGAATGTGTTTGCTAGGTCACCACTAATACTAAAATATTTTAAATGAGCAGAGGATGTAGATGGTATAGTGAATGTTGTCGAATTCACTGTTGAATTTGTAGAAGAACATCCGTGTGTAATTGTTTGTGTTGAACCTGATGTGTTTACCAACCACACTTCCACAACTTTACCAGCAGTATAATTTGCAAAACTAATAGAAAAACTACCAGATAAATTGGCTTTAATGAGTGAATCATTTGCAAAGTCAATTACTAAAGAAGAATTATCTGGTTCAACTCTTGGTGTCCAAACGAATCCTTTCAATGGAGATACCGCACCAGCAAATGTCACATTATTTGCATTGAATGTTGCAATATTTACCAGTGTGTTTGAACCGTTCTCAATATTGTAGAATTTGATTTGAGAACCACGAGCAGAGTTTGTATAAGTTTCTGTCGCAACGATATCAATACGAGCAATACCTAATGGTGCAAACTCTGATGTTCCATATCCGTTACCAGAAAGACGCATTAACACATCGCCTGCTTGCACCGGTGCGGGATAGTCCACATTACCACGAGCGGTGCGGCCTGCAACTAGACCATATGAATTGCCTGTTTCACTATATGAATCAAATACGATTCGTGATGGAACATTCTGTTTACCGGAAATATGTAACATATAACCATCGTTTGATGGTGTTGCCACATTGGCCGTTGCTTTGATGGTGATTGCTGATTCTGTTGCAGTGAAGTTTGAGTTAGCAAGAACCATTGTTCCGTTAACTGTCATGTTCCCTGCTGACGATACTGAACCATTCAGTAATTGTAAATCTCCGGTCACGGTCAGTGAACCATCAAATATACCTGAAGTGTTTGCGAGTGCTGAGTTTGCCTTTGCATATGCTGAGTTAGCTCTTGTAAAGGCTGCGTTAGCAAATGTTGCACCGGAGTTTGCTGCGGCATAACCAGAGTTGGCCATTACAAATGCACCGTTAGCAAAGGATGCACCAGAGTTTGCAGTTGCAAAACCAGAATTTGCCTTAGTGAAGGCGCCGTTAGCAAATGATGATGTTGTATTCTGTGAATTATATGATGCGTTTGCAGTTACAAAAGCCGCATTAGCAAAATTGGCTGTAGTGTTTTGTGATACATATGCGGAGTTTGCCGTAATAAAAGATGCATTTGCAAAATCTTCAGCTGAATTTGCTGTATTATATGCAGCATTAGCATGAACAAACGCTGAATTAGATACAACCGAAGGTGTATTTGCTTTTAAAAATGCTGCATCAGTATATGCATTTGGATCCGCAAATAGTTGTTCATATGTATAAATTCCAGTAACATCATTCTCCAAATCAACACCAATAAAAATTGTATTGGATGTGTTTGAGGTTAGAGTATTTTCTGGTAGTTGTGTTATCTTTACTGTTGACATTGATTACCCCAATAGGATTGTTTCTTCATTTTCTGTTGTTATTAAATTACCATCTTGCGTTATAATTTGCGGCACATATGGAATTCCAATTGAACTGGTTATTTTTACCTGATTTGATGACACGGTGCTATTCGCCACAAACTTTCTTTTCACAGATAGATATGAGTTTGTTGTTGAAGTTAAATTTGTTGTCAAAACTATCTTATCATTAGTATAATCAACCGTTTTAACAATTTTACTTGTGTTGTTATCAACAAGAATGGTATCACCAACATAAACAATATCTCTAATTGGTTGTGTGGGATACTTATAGTTCCCATTGTTCATTAAATCATAGTTACCAGTAAGAGATGTAATATTTAGTGTGTTGGAACCACTTGTTCCAGTTACAACAGCAACATTTGAATATGTTAAAAATACATTACTTGCAAGTGTAATTGTATTTGCTGCACCGTTAACCGAAACAATTTCTGAAAAAATATTTGGACCATTTTGTGATTCTATGTGTATAGAAGAATTTGTGTCGATGAATGTTTCTAAATTTGCACCCAATAAATGGTCAAATACAAGTATATTATTGCTCTTATTTTCAAAGTCGGTGACAATTGAAACCACATCACTCGCATACGAACCAATATAATATGATAATGGTTTGGATCTATATGTGGAAATTTCTTTATGTAATTCTAATTTATTCTTAGATTTTAATCCATAACGACCAATGATGTTAGCACCAACGGGGTGTATTAATCCCAATAGTATATCTCGGTATTTTGAAATTTCTTTGTCAACTGTAATCAAGTAGGTGAAGTTGTTGTATCTATCATCCTGCATAATGTCGTATGAACTTGGTTGGCCTTGTGAGGTCAAGTATTGTCCATCACCAATAACAAGGCCATTTAAGAAAGTTGCATTGGCCTTGGCTGATCCATCACCATAGTTGATGTAACCAAATTTATTATAGTTTCTCTTAAATACAGTTTTATTTCCAACCGAATCGAAATATGTATATGTTTTTTCGAATTGTGGGAAAGCAGAATTGGCCATCTTCATGTTGATGTTTCTACCTTCACCTTCAATTGTCAACATTAAGTTTGGATTTGGATTAGAATTATAGTTAAAAACTTGTAGGTTGTATAGTGACAATTCTGTGTTTGCATCTGGTGCCAATAGAGATATTGAGTTAACTCTAGCAACATATGTTGCCAAATTAATTGTTGGTCCTTGATATAGATACTCACCTTTTCTTGGTAGATTTTCAATCGCAACATTTGATACAACAATATCTTGAACCTTCAATGACACACCAGGTTGTGAAGAATAATCTTCACCATAGTTTTCAACTTTAATTGTTGTGACAGAACCAACACGATCCACTACCAATGAGAAGTCTGCTCCTGTTCCCATGATTGATGGAACTTCTATCAATGCTCCAGAAGCATGTGCATTTGCTGATTGAACAGTTACAGATGGTAAGAATTCATTTGTATACCCTGTTCCACCCAAAGGATATAATGGGAAAGGATCTTCAGGATTAAACACATAAGTGATGCCTGTGATAGTGCCATTAGCACCAACTGAAGTGACATTTGCATATGCTCCACGGCCAGAACCACCACTGAAAATAATCTTATCGTTAACTTGATACCAACCACCACCATCAAGGACCTGAATGGGTGCCAAAATACCTAGTGGTGCTATTGGAGATTGTTTGGATCCATAAACATCAAACTCATCTTCTGTTGGTATGGTTGATACAACTTCAATATCTGGCATGGATGATATACCGCCACCACCATTATCAACAATCATACTGAAAATGGAACTTGTTTCTAGTTCTGCAAAAGAAAATGCATCAATTAATCGTGTGTCAACATTCGCACTGGCCATATTTGCGAAAAAGTAACTACTGTTACTAATCACAACATCATCCTTATATCCAATAACATCGGTTGTGATGTAACTTATGTTGGCTTTGGCTGTTCTTGTGGATGTGGATGTTTTGATAATTGCACCAGTGGCTGAAGCATTTGAAGATTCAACACTCGCAGTTAGACCCACGATAGCCTGAGCATTCACCGATGGAACATACTTAATGCTTGTAATTGTTCCATTTGCATCGACTCCACTGACGAAGGCGAATGTTCCGTTTTGATGGACCACTTTATCATTAATCTTGTAACCTGTTCCACCATTTGTGATGATGTAAGATGGTGGTAAGTAATCTGCCAACTGATATACATTTGCTTTGGCACCACCACCATTGACGACAGTAACAATCGTGTTTGGTTTTAATGAGTATCCGAAACCACCATTGACAACATTGATTCTCTGTAACGAACCTTTAGTTGTTTCAGATACGATTGCTGAAGCGGGAACACCAGTAAGTGGGTCATCCAAACCATCAACTAATACAACAGGATCACCAGGTTGATACAGTGAACCTCGTTTTTGTGGGTTCACTTTAATTTGACTGATTTGACCTACAATTTTTGCTGTAAGTATTTCACCATCAAACAACACATCTTGGTTATTTGAATCTACAATCTTAACGAATTCACCAGATTGGAAAAGTCGTTCAATGTTTGAGATAAAAATTTCTGTTTTTTCTCCAACCAAAACCGCAGCTTCAATGGTTGCAATTGATTTCGATTCGATACCAAATATTCTAAGATTCTTAGTGTTTAAGAAATTTCTATTTGATGAGGCTAACTTCAGACTTTTGGAGACATACCATATACCTGCTGAGGCTTTGAAAACTGCCTCTTTAGTGTTAAAAACTTCAAAGTTTGAATTGAATAGTATGCGGAAAAGAAACTCATATGATGCTGGAGTTCCTTTTGTTTGATATAACTGTCTTGCAACCTTGACAGTTTCTTCTTTGTTTAATAGTGTATCTCTTGGAAAGAATGGTAAGAAATCATTTACAAAATAGTCTATAAATTCTGATGAAGTTTCATCAATGTCTTTAATACTTAGTAAATTTTTGGTTCTTTCTGCAACCTTACCTGTTTGTTCCATCCACTCATAGTATGCCTTTAGAAAAGTATGAAACTTTTCATAGTCCGCATTATCACGGATGTGTTCAGGTAATTGGTCTCTGACCAATAGAGATGTTAATTGTCCGTTTGGTATCATGTTGATTTAGCCGTTACATTAACAATAATTGATTGTGGATCATATTCATCCACAGTAATTATCCTATTCTGGGAAGATGATACAATCATTGTTGAAGGTGTGGCTGTCAACGTTAATTGTCCTAAAGGGTTGTCAACAGAAATTGGTGCAAAGGCATTCAATGTAACGATGCCTGCTTTATAGTCTACTGTTCCTATGTTGCCATTGAAAACTGTTTTAACATTTTCTGTGTCATTAAAATATGTTCTTAGTGTTCCGTATCTACCTTCAAGTGTTGGTGTTGCGGCACACAATACACCTGATGTGTCATTTGCTGCGTTGGTAATTTTTACGATTGCAGATGTGTAACCAGTTCCTTTTGTTAACACTTTAATTTCTCTGACGATACCATTCACAACTACCGCTTCGGCAGTTGCACCAGTTCCATCACCAAGAATTGTCACTACTGGCGGATACTGATATCCAAAACCAGGATTTGTCACCGTGATGTATTCTATTCCACCTGTTGATGATGGCACTTCTTCAATAATTAAACCTTGGATTGTTTGTGCCAAGTTTAAAGGATTTCTATAAACAACTGTTGGTGTGCTCAATATACCACTTAAAAACATACCTTTTTCCAATTCTGAACCATAATTCAACTTGTATGTTGTTGGTGTGGTTAGATTCGGAAAGAATTTCTTCTGTAATTTTATGGAAATTTCGTTTGTAATAATTGCTGGGTCAACAGCATTAATTTTATTATTAAAATCTGATGACTTGAATGTTGAATTGAAAGTGTTTAGTGTGGCCCTAGCATAAGAATTGATGGTGTTTTTTACTGCGGCCTGAATTTGTGCAGAGGTCGCAGTAGTTTTCTTAGGATCATACAAAACATTTGCTGTAATTTGGATGTAAGTATAATCAGGATCAACAATTGTTGGTTCAACTGTCATTATGGAAATAGGTTTCAACACATCTTTAATCAATTTTGCCTTTTGATTCTCAGTAATTGTGTATGCACCTGTTGGTTTCATGCAAACAAATACACGACCATACACAGGAGGATCATTTTGTTGACCACCCCAAACATTGACCGCATCAAAAGAATAACCTAATTTATTTTGTTGAATGGCAGTAATGTAATCATCTTTTGTTACAGCTCTATTCTGAGATGCATAAGATTTTGGTGCTTGGAATCGAATGGAATCAATACTTTCTCTAGCTGAACCTTGTGATGCTTCGGTGATGGAATTAACAATAATATCACCTGAACCACCTATGGTTTGCATAGCGACAAAATTATTTGCACCAGAAGAACTCAATCCATTCGTAGAGATAAAGGATAACCTAACAATATTTCCATCACTCAATTGTTTACCTAATATACCATTACCGAAATATATTTCATAGTAACCATTTTGACCTTCTTGTAAGAAGTATACTAAAGAATTATTATCCAAAGTCAAGAAGTCTGTGGCAGAATTATAGATTGTGGAATATGTGTTTGTAGAAGATTCTTGAACCGAAATCAGAAGTGTTGTTGTGTCGATATCAACATCTGGTATCTTAAAATATGATTTTGGATTGGTTCCATTATTCACTGTGAATGAATATGCGTGTGATATACCTTGTTTCAATATAACATCATTGAATTGTGCAACACCATTAATTACATCAGTTGTATATGTTTCAGCATTAAGAAAGTTATAGTTGACATTATCCAAAGATTCTGATAAGAATTTTGTGTATTTTGGTAGTGTCACGGAATTAAGTGTGTTACTGACATTACTTACTGTAATATTCACAGTTGCTGAGGGAGCAATTGCTGATTTCGGTGTGTAATTTAATAATTTTGCTTGCGAAACCACAGAATTTCTTTGCATTGCTGTGTCTAAAAACATTTCGTTCGCTACCATATTTAAATAATATGCATTATATTGCGTATTATATGCTAATATGTCCAACAAAGTGGATATAGCCGAACCTTCATAATTGTAGTCTTGAAGAACACCATTGTTCTTCATATAATTCTTCAAACTTGTTTTTATTGAGTCAAAATCTAATTCTGTGATGTTGAAATTTGAGTTAGCACCTGCCATTTTATCTGTTTCTCTCTAAAAAAACTGTTACAGTAGTTGGTTGTGTTGCATTTGATATAAAAAATGTCAATGTGACGCTATATGCATTTTTATCAGCAACTGGTTTAACAACAACTTGCTTAAGGTTCACCCTTGGTTCATAGTTAGCAATAGCATTTGAGATTTCTTTTTCCAAGGCCCCTGCAGCTAAGTATGATATATTTTCAAATAAAAGGGCATCTATATTGGTTCCAAATCCTGGATTCCAAGGTTTTTCAAATCTTTTAGTCAGTAAAATGTTTCTAATAGAACGAATGACAGCTTGGTTATCATAACTTAAAGCTATGTCACCAGCCACCGGCTTTCTAGCTAGTGTGAAGTCTATGTCCGAGTAGAGTTTTTGTAAGGTTGCCATGTTTTATTTATACGCTAGGAGTGGATTCGCTTTTTGGACTTTTGGACGTGCGGCAAAAAATTCTTGGGCCGGAACGCAAAAATTCGAAATTTTAGGAATTAAGTCTCGCTTTCGCTTTAGCTGTTCCGATGAGGTTGTTGATTAAATACGATTCTGTTTCACCGACTGCATTAAGTTTTTTGGTTTTATTATAACCATCAATAAGTCGTTTGATATTACTATAAAAATTTAAATCTGAATTGAGTCTGTATGACATAAAATTATTCAGATTTTTAATATGTGTGTCGATTTCAGTTATTTCTGAACCGGTTAGAGTGGATGAACCTAGGTATATACTACCAGAAATGTCATTTGAATATGTAATTAATGTGGTTGTGTTGGATATCAACTGTGGTTCAATTAAAAGACAAGAGAAACATCCCAACATAGGTGCATTGTTTGTTATACCATCCGTTTGGTTTGTTATATACATCGCTGTTCTTCCAGCACTTAGTGCAGGTTGTAAGTATGGTGTAAGATTGTCACTGCCATCATATTCTATTAAACCAGATTGTTTTGATGTATGGGTTAGGAATGTTTGTGCATTACCCATGAGTATACCAGCTGAAGTATGCACATTAGCCAAATTCGTTACACCAGTTGTTGCAATATAAATTGCATTTGCTGTATTATAAATGTTCATCGTAACACTTTGAACAGGATTTTGATAATAACCATCAAAATCATTTTCTCTTATGTCTTTTGCCATCCATTCAGTAATGAATGGTGGTATAGAATCCAAATGTTCTTTCGTTGCGGAAGATAATTCCTGCACACATCCATTTGGATCATCAAAATTGTATCCGAATGAATGCCAGATACCTGCTGCGTTTGCCACTGCTACCATATTAACTCCTAATTATAAACCCACAAACGGAGGTGATATTGGGTTCGTTGTTGGTGAACCCATATTTCCGTTTCCATGAAAATGTGTATTAAAGATTTGTGAATTAACTTGGTCTGCCATCAAAACCGCATCCATAATACCAAGTTTTGCTAAACTAAAATTACACAAAGGCGCATTTACTGAAACAACAGCATTAATTGTTCCGACAGCATTAATCTGCCCCGGAACTGCAACCGGTGACATTGGTGTTGGGAATCCAGCAGAAACTCCACCAGAAGTTGTGAATCCTGCATCACCAGCAAAGACACCACTACCAGCAGTTACTCTGGATTCTGCATGAATTGTATCAGCATGGATTGAACCACCAACATTTAAATCTGATGCAATAGAAATGTGGTCGGCTGCGCCAATATAGAGTGAACCACCAAAATTTTCATCGGCTGTAACTCTAACATCACTATCACCCAAAATGTCTATTTCACCAATTCCTCTAATATTTGTTTCACCTTTGACCTGTAAATTGTAATTTCCACCAACTTGAATGTTGTAATCCTTTAAGACTTCCAAATTACAATTTCCATTAACCGTGATATTACAATCACCACCAATCAAAACATTGTTGTTTGAAACTATGATTGTGAAACCATTACCATAGACCTTATGGACTTCATCACCATTTGGATGCATTTCAATGAATGTTCCTGTTCTGTGTGATAAACAAACACGTTCTCTAGTAGGTGTGTCGTCCATCTCAAACTTGTGACCAGCTTCTGTTTGTGTCACATTATTGTAAGGATATACAGGTTGATAATATGTATTGGCCGCAGATTCTGGTTCTGTCCAAGTATTATCACCTGGTGGTGATTGAATAGAGGTATCGTCTGACATAATTAAGGTTTCGATTTTTTCTGTGGTGAAGGAGCAATACTTGCAGCAACCGAAGCATTTGATGGCAATGAAGCTTCATATGCAGCAATCGTTTTATTTGCAGCTTTTAAATCTGCGGCCGATGCTGGCACCATCAAACCTGTGGTTGCCATACCCGCAATTGTTACTGCACCAGCAGCTGCGGTTGTTGCCAATTTAACAGTTGTCACTGTATTTGATATTAGATTTTTTGTTTCTGAAATTAAAGCACCAAAACCGTTGTCTGGCCCAGCTGTTAATTCTTTAAAGAAATCTGTTAAAACGCTACCAACCAATTTAAGAAATTTGGTCAAACATTGTGCTAATAGTGCCATGAATCTTGCTGGTAGTGAACGAATCCATGTGATGAATGCTCTGATTTTGGTTATGTATGCTAAAACATATCTTTCGAAATTGATTACATCCTTTAAAAACTTTTGAACCTGTTTCAACCATCTAACTGCTTCTTTAAGTTTTGCTGTAATCCATGCAAAAACACCAGTTCTATCAGCGAAACCCAAAGTTTTCATTACATAACGAATACCATCTCTGATAGCTTGTGCAGTTGCTTTGATAAATTTTTTCAAATAGATGTTTTTTTGCATTTCATCAATAAAACTACAAACATGTGTTAGTTTTCTATTGTTATTACCTCTGCTGGTATTGATTACAACACCTCTTGCACTTGCTGGTATTGTTGGTGTTCCTACAACACGACCATCATTTTCTGCGCCTGGCGGTGGTGTTAAATTTTGATTTCCAATTACAACAGGAACATCCGTTGCTTGAGGTTCTGCGGGTTCTTGTGACCAATCATAAGCCATTAATAATACTCCTGATTTTTATTAACTTCTTGTGGATCTCTTTGTATTCCCGGTAAAACACCCATCATTACTGGTGCTTGACCTGCTTCTCCATCTAAAAAGAATCCAACAATCCATTCACCCAACATAGGTGCTGAAAAAGATTTAGAATTGTTAACCGGATACATTGGTAATGCCCACGGTAACTTATCTGTTGGTAGTTCGGACATATTGTCGGTGTGCCATCCAAAAATTCTGACCTTGCATCTACCAAGGCCTAGAGGATCACCTCTAAATTCATTTACTCCGACCCACCATATAAAACCGTCTTTTCCTAAAAATTTTTCCATTTATTTCTCTCATTATATTGCAAACGCTTGACTTGAATAATTGTCCATAGAAGCAGTATCTTTGGCCAATTCCAAAACAGTTTGATACACACCTTGTGTTTGTATTATGTGTCTGACAGCAGTAATTAGATATTTACCAGAATAGAATGTGTCCTCTGTCACATCATTTGAACCTTTTGAACTAATAGAGTTCAAATTTATGTCCAATGTTTGTCCAGCAACCAAATTACTATTTCCTGGAACTATGGCTTTCATAACTGTATAGTTAGCTAAACCGATTTGTGCTGTTCTGTGTGGCACAAATGTTTCGATACGAATGTTTTTTGCAATACTTCCTGGACTTTGGTTTATATATTGTTCATTTACCTGAGAAGAATTCGTAAACACCAACTTCAGATTACTTTCATACATTTCCTCGGAATATTTTCCAAATCTGTTTTGAGAGGTTCCGTATGATGGATATCCTGGTAATGCACCTTTGTTAAAGTCTGTTACCGTTTTTGTTCTCGACAATGGATCAATAGAAATCAATCTATTCGCAAACAATCCCGCTTTTGTTGCTTCCAATGAATCATATGTTTTTACAAATTCATAATTCAGTATTGTGTATAAATTTTCAAGTTTTGATTCATTGAAGTCTGATGGTTGGTATTTGTATGTGGTTACAGGATTATTATTAAACAAAGAACGAATTGATGCAAAATAAAAACCGTTCTTGTTTTCAAAGAAAACCATGTCAGCACCAGCACCTTCTTCAGGTATCGCATAGTTTGATAACCAACTTATAGCTTCAAAAGGTTTTAATTTTGGAACCAACATATCATACAATCCATATGATGGTTGTATTTTTATTCTGTCTCTATCCGCATTTAAACCGTTGTTTTCAAAGCTATCACCCATTATTTTGTAAATCATTTCCGATATTGTCATACCAGAAAAAGATTTTGATATTTTTAATTGTTCCGACAAAAACAATTCTTCAGATGTGAAATGTAATGTGTAATTTTCTACAAATTTGTTTCCCACTGGAGTTCTGTTACCAACCTTATACAGTCTGAATTTTCTTTCGACCTTGGCGGAATCTTTTGTTTTGCCATATGTTATTTGTATAATTTCTGAACCATCAAGCTTCAATTTTTCGATGATACCGATAGCATCTTTAATAACAACATTACCAGAACATGAAAATGAAAAAATGTCCTCAAAAAAATTGAGTTCAACAACAAGATATTTAATCTTGAATGCTTCTCCGTTGTCGGCAATAATATCTACCGCTTCTAAATCAAAATCTTGTGCAAATATAGCCATTTTATTTCATCAATTTCATAAATTCTTTTTCTAATTGTGTTGCATAATCTTTGTTCAACAACTTTATATTTCTTTTCTTCTCATTTTCTAAAATTTCATATTCATAATTAGAAACTTCCTGTTTTGTTGTTGTTATTGTCACAACTTCTTCTGGAAGTGTATATGTATGTGTTTCCTGAGGAACAAGCGCATTATAATCTTCTTCTGATATCACATGTTTTTCAGTTGTGGTTTCACTTAAAGAACCTTCAATTGATTTTGTTATAACCATTTCATAATGGTGTAAATCATCCAATGTGTTTCCATACTTAGCTTTAACATACTTTTCAAATTTTCTTCCACTCAAAGGCCAATCCCATTGTGGGTCATTAATTTGATTTGCATACAATACCATCCAGAAACGATCCACACTACCATAATATTTGTGTGCAATAATTTCTGGTGTGTCCTCATCTTGTATAGAATATTCATAAAAAGATAACACATTAGTTAGTGTGCTTGGTATGAGACTAGCTCGTGACAATAAATTTGTGTAATATGTTGATACACCATTTTTATCAACATATGAAATTTTAGGTAAGGTGTTAAAATATTTCATTTTTAGTAACCTTCTTTGATATCATCTCTGCCAATTAGAGCAATTTCTTTGAACTTTATGTTCATGGTTGTTTGAACCGGTGCACCATCAGCAAAAGTTGTCCATCCATTTGGTGTGTAGTTAACATCAACAGACTCAATAACACATCTCTTTAATTTCGGCAGATTCTCATTTTCTTGTCCACCTTGTTTAAATTTAATCTCAAACAAAGCAGGAGGAACCCAAAACATGTTTGTTCCAATTTGTGTGTTTTTCTTTGGAGAAGCATACATTCTGAATTTTTCGATGATATTTTTAACTTGTTGTTGTTCACCGGCAGAATATGGTGTGAATGTGAACGCCATTTCAAAATCTCTAAACTCAACACCTTGGAACAAAATTTGACGATTGGGGTTGAAAACATAACCTGCTCTGTTTAACATCAACTTCATTGCATCATTTCCACCACCTTCAGCCACATTTGTTCCCGCTTTAATGACTGAACCCAAAATTGGTAGTGCTCCCATAGCTGCAGCTAGTGTTGAATTGGAATCATAATCAACACTAGTTGACAAACTGAAATTTTCAGGCATATACAATCCAACAACACCCACCTGGTTTACTCTAGGTTCCGACATTTTTTCACCAAGATATTCATAACCACCGGCCAACATGTTAGCACTTTTGAATATACCACCTACAATGCTGCTAGCAGCATTTTTAAAGCCACCGTCCAAAAATTTGTTTGTTTCTTCTGCAAAACCATTTAGTGATGTTGTTAAAGAATTCCACCATTCATTTGCACTACCTTCCCCAAATGAACCAGTAAACTCATCAATTTGATTACCCACAATATCAACAGCATCTTGTGCAAAACCTTGTAAGTCTTCCATTGTCATTTCTTGGACTTCAAGGAAAGAAAATTCAACAGAGTGTGCTTTAGTGGAACTACCCAAATCTCTTGGGTATTGATAGTAGAATGAACCGCCATCGTCATATAAATCGGACAGTGGACCACCAAAGATGGATCCAGGTATATTCAGACCACTGATTGATGTTGGTATTGAAATTATTGCCATTGTTGTGTTTAGAAAGATTGATATATAGTATTTATGGCATATTCAGGAAAGTTCCGACCAACAAATCCAAAGAAATACATTGGAGATTATAGAAATATCATTTATCGCTCATCATGGGAATGCCGAGTGATGAATTGGCTCGACAAAAATCCAGATATTTTATCGTGGGCTTCTGAAGAATTAACTATTCCCTATATTTCTCCTGTTGATGGTCGTTGGCACCGATATTTTCCAGATTTCCTAGTCAAAGTTAGAAATAGAAACGGTCAACTGAAAACTATGATGCTTGAGGTCAAACCAAAGAAACAAACTCAAGCACCAGCTCCACAAAAGCGAGCAACAAAAAGATACATCACTGAAGTTGCAACATGGGGTGTCAATCAAGCAAAATGGAAAGCCGCAAATGAATATTGTTTGGACAGAGGTTGGGAGTTCAAAATAATAACGGAAGACCACCTCGGACTATAACTAAATATCCGATGACGAAGAAATCCATACTAACTA